TTACCTAGCAAGGCGAGTGTTTGACGAGAATTTGACTTGATTCACGTATGACAACAAATGGTCGGCATTTAGGTGTGCATACTTCTGAACCATTTCTATCGTTTCCCATCCGCCTAACTCTTTGAGTACCATTAGCGGTGTTCCGCGTTGGATATGCCAGCTTGCCCAAGTGTGACGTAAATCATGAAATCGGAAATTCTTAATATTGGCTCGCTGCAAGGCGCGCTTAAAATCCCTTCGTGAAATATCATCACGTAGTTTCCCTGTTCCGCTATGAAAAACATAGGGAGACACTTGATATTTCATCCTTTCTTTGATCAGATTGATTGCATCATCACTTAAAGGCAGAGAACGTCCACGTCCAGATTTTGCAATATCGCCAGTAACTATTGCCATTTTGTTAGCAAAATTAATTTTATCCCACGTCATTGACAAAATCTCCGTCATTCTAGCCCCCGTCAATAAGGCGAACTGGCAGACATCTTTCATCCAATTAAGATTTAAGCTATCTAATAATCGCTCTGCTTCCTTTTCAGTAATCCAGCGGATGCGTTTTTTGGGTTCGCTATTTTTAGCGATATAAGGCACGACATCAATCCAACCAGCTTGCTTTGCCAGATTGATTGCCCGCATAATGGACGAACGATAGCGGTTTTGGGTTGCTGGGGAAAGTATTTTCCCTGTGCGTACAACGTGCGTAGGAATCGCATTTTGAATATCTTCACTTGTTAAAGAACTAAGTAGCTTGTTCCCGATTTCATCGCGCCAATATTTGGCGTGCTGAATTTTGGTGAGTTTGTCTTTTTTATGCTCTGCGTCTTTGAGTAATAAAATTAAGGCTTGCTCCACCGTTTTTTCGGGCTTTTTGTTAAGCTGCTCCACTTGCCATGCTTCGTGCTTGAGCTTATCGTGGAGATGTTGAGCTAATTTTTTGTCAGTTGTTTTACTACTGCATCGAACTCGCTCGCCGCTTGGTGTGGTAAAATCGATTTGCCACACGCCATTTTTATTTTTGCGGATCGGCATTTTTGTTTCTCCTGTGTATCACCGACCTTCGCATATAGATCGCTGAGATTTTCAGCTTTTTTGCGATTGCGATCAAGATCGGATTTAAAAACTCGCCACATTCTAGACCCTTCCATTTGGAAAAATCCCCACTTTAATTTATTCTTCCGCACGGTTGTTTCGCTAAGGTTCAAGCACTTTGCAACATCGCGAATAGTGAGCGTTTGTTCCATATTTCCTCCAATAAAAAACCGCCCATAAGGGCGGTGGTTTGTTAATATTGTTGTGTCTGTTCGGTGTGGCAGATTTTGCCGTCACAGTCCTGATTAAGGTTTAGGGCGTGCGCCATATACACCACAAATGCACACACGAGCGTCATGATTAATTTATTCATTTTCTGTTCCTTTTGTCGGATTTTAGGTGTGAGAATCCGCCGCAGGCTTAAAAAAGTGCGGTCGGATTTTGTGATGTTTTAGAGAATATCTAGCTGAAAGCCTGTTGCTTTAGGGTTATAGGCTCGAAGATATTTTAATACACGCCAGTTATTGCTTTGCTCGCATTCAAATTGCGCTGTAATGCGTGTTAATACGTTATGTGCCTGACGGAGAGTGCTGCGATATTCGTAAGCCATGTCATGAACTGGTGCAGCATAGTGCGAACCAATTTGTTTTAATGCTGGGTGAAGTACTTGGCAAAGTTCCATGCCACGCAATAAAATAAACCATGCCCAAACGAGCTGTTGTAGGTCATGCTCTGTAAATTCACGGGTGAATTTTTTAGGCTCTGGCAAAGATAACTGTTGTGGTTGGTTGCGGTGCATTGCTAAAAACGCACGTAATACGATCAAGTGGAATTTTGGACTAATCCACATTGCGTAGGCTATTACAAGTTCTTCGCAAGCGTATGTTCCACGCATACCTCGACCGCCAGTAGTTTTAAAGATCAGATCTGTGCTTTTAACTTCTTTTTGAATTTCTGAAATTAGATCTTGAGTTGTATCTAAACGAACAAATAAAGATGGTCTATGTTTTTCTGCATTACCACTTGCTTTATGAAGATCGTTTAATGAATAAAGATTTCCGTATGAACGAATAGAAGTTTTGAGAATTGTTAAGTTTGACATTTTTATGCCCCTAGAAGTTTTGTTTATCGTTCGATCACTTTAGTAGGGTGATCGGGCTTCAACAACCGCTTCTAGACGGCGGAACTTATTCAGATGTATTGTATATCGTTCTCTCGACCCGATCATATTCGATTTTTAACCTATACAGATATGTATAGGTAGAATTTAGGCATAAAAAAACCGCTATGCTGTCGGGTGCGGAAACCGCTAGAAGAAATTGTTGTGCGGTCATCCTAGCCGATTTTGGCGGTTTTTGTCAATTATTCTTTCTCTAAAATATCGATTAATTTTTTGATGTGATAAAGCACGATTTTATCATCTACCGTATGCACCATTACATCTACAATAAAGAGTTTGTGGTAGGGATGTTCTCGCATAATCATGGTTTGTTTTATTTCCTCTGTTTCAAAGCTGACTTTAACCGCTTTTTTAGAAAAGGCTTCGATAATGGCTTTGTCAATTTGTTTATCTGTGGCAGTAACGGCAAGCTGCATTGCGCAGCCTTTTTGAAGACCGACAATTGGCTCTTTCATTTCCGCCATTTTCTTTTCAAGTAGATGTTGTAACGCGTTAGCTTTCATGCTATCTGCTTCAAAATGAAGGTGAACGCCACCGTTTATATTAATCGAACCAATTTGAATGGTTGCTTTTGAATCTGTTGAAACAGGTTCTAACGTTTGGCTCAAATGGCGTAACTCGCTTACCGTTATATTATCAGGTTGCTCATTTTCACCTTGTAGCCAGCCATAAACCTGAGCAAGCCGTTCACCAAATTCGAAAATAGCATTGGCGTGTTCTACAAGGGTGTAGGTAGCTGCAACATAGGTGCCAAGTTCAACAATAATACTGCCTTTGGTGATTTGCGTGACGTAAATATTGCTGTCGCAAGGCTCTAGATTTTGTTCCGGTGTGGCATTTTGAATAAAACGTGAATATTCTTTTGAGATGCCGTCTAAACTTTGGCACAGTGTAGAAAGTTCAACGGGTTTGTCGTTGTGTAAGTGAATTTGTAGTTTCATATTTTCATCTATTACGGTAAAGGGTTCAGACATCACACACCTCGGATTTTGGATACAAAAAAAGCCACTTAATTGTGGCTACCGACTTTCTGTTGAAAGTGCGGTAATCATAATCCGAAGTGATGGCGGTGTCAAATTATAATAATATCATCCCATCTGTTTGGGATTAATCACAGGCAACACAGGCACAATCGGTTTTGCTGTTGTGCCAGTTGTTGATGTGCTACTGCGGTTTTCATTTATCCAGTTGGCTAATTCACTCCAAGCGGTTAAGTCATCTTTAAAATAATCACTTTTGAGCAAATAGCCATTATCATTTACATAAGATTTAACATTGTGCTGAATGCATTCTCTCGTGTAACTATTTAACACCAGCCAATATTCTTTGACATCTTTGACGCAGATTAAAACCGATTTCCCACTTTTGTTGAGTGTTTCACGGACATAGCAGAGCATTAATGTTTGGAATTTATGTAAGGGGATTTTGATGTTAATTTCATTCATTTTCTCCCTCCTTTTTTCTTATGATGTTTAAAGTGCGGTCGATTTTCTCGGAGTTTTAAATTGTCCTGTCGGATTTGTTCTACTTTAATTCTTAGGCGGTCATTATCGCTTTCAAGCTCTTTAATGCGTCTTGATTTGGCAAGATTTTGATTGCCTAATTTTTCAAAATGATATTTATTATTTTCGAGTTCCTCTTTGAGGATTTTTCTGGCGAGGGATTTTAGTAAGTTCATTGTTTTTCCTCTATCAATTCCAATGATTCCCAATTAACAATATAACCACCATGTCTACTTGATATTCCTTGATCTTGCCATTTTTTATTTTCTGCTGCCTGTTTATCTGTTAATACGCACACTTTTCCAAAAGGTAGGTAATTATTATTTTTATCCTCCATAATAATACCTTCTTTTAAACCCCATTTTACGCGACTACCGACAGAAAAAGGCAATGTATAAACATTGTCAGTTACCCATTGTTTAGATAGGCGGTTATTTTCTTTATCAAAATCATACTCAAGATTTTTTTCTTCAAATTCTTTGGCTTGGCGATAATCCCAGCCTTGCCATTTAATAAGATTTTCAGCGGTGTCTTCATTATCGCCGCTCCACTCTTTTAAAATGCTTTGATAAATGCCAAAATCTTCAATATCAAATTCTTCATCTCCAAAGTACTTTTTGTCTGAATTAACTTCATCTTTGTATTCTTTTTCTACCCACTCCTTTAAAAAGGCTGCAAATAAATGTTCATCATTAAGTGTTGGGCGTGGAACCTCAGGTGTCCATCTACTGTTTCTAATCATTCTATTTCTCCTATTTTTTTGGGGTAATAAAAAGCTCGCCTAAGCGAGCCGAGTTGAGGACAATAAAAAGCCGCTAATTAATAGCGGCAGATTTTAAGCATCATCTTCGTAGTAGTGTTCTTCAACCACGAATCTATCACTACCATAGATAGGTTCTCTATATGGTTTTTTAGTCATCTTTAACCTCAACAAACTCACCTATCTCATCTAACGTGTACCAAGTATCAGCTTTGATGTTATTTTCACCGACCTTTGATGCTTTAATATGAATTAGCTCTCCATCATCATTGCGATACACACAAACAATCGCACCATCGATACTCGCCTTAGCTTTAGATTGCCAACCAAGCGCAACAGCTATAGATTGCTTGCCAGATACTTCCGCTGCCGACCAATCGCCTGTATTGGTTGCTACCGACAGATCGCCTGTATTGGTTGCTACCGACAGATCGCCTGTATTGGTTGCTACCGACCGATTGCCTGTATTGCTTGCTGCCGACAGATCGCCTGTATTGCTTGCTACCGACCAATCGCCTGTATTGGTTGCTACCGACAGATCGCCTGTATTGCTTGCTGCCGACAGATCGCCTGTATTGCTTGCTACCGACCAATCGCCTGTATTGGTTGCTACCGACAGATCGCCTGTATTGGTTGCTACCGACCGATTGCCTGTATTGCTTGCTGCCGACAGATCGCCTGTATTGCTTGCTACCGACCAATCGCCTGTATTGGTTGCTACCGACCGATTGCCTGTATTGGACACCTTGGCAGCATCCCAATCAACTTTACCTTTTATCCATTCAACGGCTTTTTTTATCATTTCCGGTAAGTTAATTTCGGTTTCGATCGTGATTTTTGCAGATGCAATTTTTGTATCATCACTATCTTTTGATGTTTCGCCGCTCATTTTAACTACAGCAAATTTACTTACCGCTGGACTGTAATAGCTAAGCACATCAAGCGGGTATTCGCAGGCGTGGAATCCACTCTCACAAGCCTTAACATTACCTTTATGCTCATACGTTTTGCCTACCTCATACTGATAACCTCGACAAGTCCAGTCTTGCTTAAACCCTTTATAAGCTATAATTTCTTTATTTTCTTCAGTCATTTTTTGTCTCTTAAATTTAGATAATAAAAAAAGCCGCTATTTCGCGGCTCAAAGTTGATTAATCATCATAATTTAATCCATATCGTTCAAGGGATGTGTCAAAACTAATATCCAGAGAAAAAGATACATTGTATAACTCCTGTTTTTCCGGCTCACCTTCCGGAAATATGGAGATGTAAATATTGTCATCAATATCTAATTCCCAGTCTGCGTAATTTTGACTAACAATGTCTTGAGCAATAAATTCAAGTGCATACTTGCCGTATTCGCTTTCAAAATCAGCCGTTTCATCATTCGCTAATTTTTCTTTAATTTCTTCAAGCGTAGGCTCTTCTGAGCCAAATGTTATATATTGGTATCTCATATTGTTACTCCGTATTAGTTCTAGCAGCTTGGATTAATTCAAGAATTTGCTCTACACTTTCTTCAACAGTGATTACATCAGGAGCATGACCACGATAATTTTCATTGTTATTTCTATTTTTAATTTTAATAACAGAACCTAAATTTAAATCATCAGGAGGAATACAATCTAGAGCAGGAATTGATTTCAATCTTGTTCTTTTTGCAAATATAGAAATTTCATCGACATTAAAAACCATAGGATATTTCTTAATATCATAGTTCTCCTTACTGGCACAAAATTATTTGAGATATTGATAATAATCGTCTCTTTCTTTTTTTGTGCATCCTAGCCCCGGATGATCGCGATCCGTTTCTTTTAGATTTATGCTTAAACCAGTTAGTTTTATGAATTTAGTCATTTTCTCCCCCCCCCCCCTAAAACGGAATTTCATCATCAAACCCATCATTTTGCACCGATGCGGCGGTGGGTTTTTCTTGGGGTTGCGTTGATGATTTGGATTGTATTTGTTCGTTATTGGTGCGAGAGTCGTGCATTTCAAAACTTCTTGCGGCGACTTTTAACGTGCTGCGGTTGTTGCCGTTTTGGTCTTGCCAGTTTTCTTGCACCAGTTTGCCGGTGACGGTTACTTTTGAACCTTTGTGTAGATATTGTCGCGCTACGTCTGAATAATTGCCGTGAATAACCACGGTGATCCAATGGGTGCGGTTTACAATATTTTTCTGTTGGTCGCGGTAATCATCGCCCACAGCAAGATTGAGCGTGGCGATTTGTCCGCTGTTTTGGAATTGGCGGATTTCCGGATCGGCACCTAAGTGTCCGGTTAAAATGACAATATTGGTATTAATTGCCATAGTGATTACTCCATTGCCTTGTAGGCTTTTAATGTTTTGATAAATTCAGGGATGAGCTTGTCGAACGCTTTCATTAAAATTGGATCGCGTTGTGCCGTGAATAAATAAAACGGTTGTTTGTAATATTCGGGGCAATAACTTACAAAATCCCATGTCTCATAGCTAGTTACCCAAAGAGCAGATTGCACTTGAATGAGATATTCCTGTGGTACACCGCCTTGGAGTAGGTATTTAATGTGCGTTTTTATCTGAGGGCATTTGATTTCAAGCCCTTTGCGTAGATTAGGGATTAATCCGTCAGGGCTAATCATTAAATCTTTGTCCGCATTAAGATACACTCCGCCAACCTGAACAACCGTGTTGCCTGTTTCAAATTCGTAGGCAGCGCGAGCAAATGGTTCTAATTCGTTACCGCGCGCCATATCTTCTGATTTATAGTTTTCTTTTAAGCCTTCAATGCTTTCAGCAATGAGTTCGGCAAGATAGGGGAGATAACTCCCCGATTTTTTACCCGTTGGCGTGACTATATTTGAAATGCCAGTAGCGGTAGGAATGCCGCATCGTGCGGCAAGCCATTCCTCTGTCCCTTGTTCACAATCGAGTGTGATGAGTCCATCTAACATATCGGTACATCCTCACCAAGTTGTTCATCTTGAGCTTGCTGTTTATCAAGTTTAGTTAGGAGTTTTTCAATCACATGTTTGGCATTTGCTTTTGTTACCTTGTCAAGACTTGGTGCACGACCAGCTGCCGCCAATAGTTGAGTCATATTTGATTGAGTGACTTCAACTAACTGAGTGATTTGCTCGATTTGTTCTGGCGTGATGAGTTCTACTGCTTGAGTTTCAATCACCGTTGAACCATTATCAGATGTTACATTGTTATGCTGATTAATAGGTTCTTCATTCACTTCATCCGCAGTAATTACACCGCCTAATTCATCGGGGAATGCTTTACGCAATGCACCAGCTTCCGCGCATTTTGCAAGCTGCCCACGGGGACGCTTTTTCCACACTGAATTTAATTCCCCGTCTCTTGTTGTTGAACAAGCCTCACTAAAATACTCAGTGTGGGAAAATGCGCAACGCTCACCATTAATAAAGCGATAGACAGTAACTCTGCACCATTCAGGAACATCTATTCCTTTGAATGCAACTGTATTGCCGAAAACAGGCTCATCTTGCCCAGCCATTTGACCAGTACGAAAAGCGGTAATGCGCTGCTCGTAAATGCCTGGCATAATGACATCTCGCCAAATTTTTTTATCATATCCATTACTGTCTCTTTGGCCGGATAGCGTTACTTGCATAGGGACGATATGACAAGGCTTTTTAAGAATATCTAACTTACGAGCCTTGCAATAATCTACGGCAAGTAAAATACTTTCATCCTTTGCGCCTGGGAAAACGCTATTTTGCAAGGTTGTCCAGACTGCGGTATCAATATTGCGTTCAGTGAGAGCTGTTTGGATGTTTGTCGGTAATGTATTCATTTCATTTATCCTTTAATTCATTTTTTTCAGAGAAACATTGTTTTCTAAGCCGAATTGCTCTTTGACTTGCTTAGCTAACTCAATAGCTTTAGAAAGTGTCGAAGTGAAACCAATACGAACTTCAAATCGGTAAGTTTTGGAGTCATTTTCGTTAAGTGCGGTCAAATTTTCTTGCGTTTTCTCTACCGCACTTTCAGTCTTGGCTTCTTCCGTTTTTGCTTTTTCAGCTTCTGCTTGCGCTTGTGCGACTCGGGCTTGTTCGCGCTGTTCTTCCATTTCAATACGTTCTTCTACGATTGGTTTTAAATCGCAGTTGCTTGTGATTAGCTCTAACCAATCTTTGAAAAGATGTTCGTGCGATACTGGTAATAATTTTCGTCTTGCGATTAATCGCGCGGATTCTTGAGCAAGTTCAGCAAGAATAAGGTTTTCTTCAGCTTGTACTGCTTTTTGCAAGGTGGCGAGCGTGCTACGGCGAGCAGTGGCGTTGTGTAAACGTTTGAGCAAGTCTTGTTTTGGCATTGTACGCTCAAGTGCCAGTGAAATATCGCTTTCGTAGCCATACCGCACTTTACTGATGTTTTCAAAAGCCGTGTTTACGATGTTTTCTTTAATGTCAGATTCTTTTGACTTAACTAGCTTGTCGCGTTTTAAGCGTTCTTCGCGGAATTTCTCGGCGATTTTTTCTGCAGATTCAATCAATTTCGCAATTTCACCGCTTTGCGCTAACTTAATTGAATTTCTGATTTTGTCTTCAACTTCTTTGAGTATTTTTACTTCTTCTTTTGCTGCTGCAAAATCTTCATCGGTTTCAAATTTAACGGTGAGAGTTGATAAAAATTGATCGGCTTGCTTTTCAAAGTCGGTGATATTGGTTGAAAGCACACGGCTTTCGGTGGAGAGAATTAAATCAAACATTTTTCTTTTCCTAACTAGATTTAAATATCTGGGTCATAATCATTCATTCTTGCGTTCAATTCACGCTCAGCGATTTTCTTAATCGCCTCTTGTCTATAAGGCTCATAACTTGCACCGCTGCCAATGGCAAGCCAGAAATTATCGTTATCACACAACATTTCCGTGAGTTCGTGATAATGCGTTTGGTCGCCTTGTTTTAAATCGTTGTCGATTTCCGTGGCGACTTCATCTAAAGCGATTTCATAGCCTGCTTGCCAATCCACTTTACGTTGGTGTGCAGCATCGAGTTGATAGTAGTAATCATCGGAAGGTTTCATTGTTTTGCTCCTGTGTGGCTTGTACCATATTCGCAAGCATTGAGAACATTTCAGGGTTTAGCACAATGGTATGTGCGTGTGCTTTTCGGTCTAAATGTAGGCGGATATTGCCTTGTTTATCCACAAAATAGCCGTTTAATCCGTAGGGCGTGAAGGGTTTGCGACGTGGGGTAGCTGGTTTAGGTTTCGCTTCTGTTTTAGGGGCTTGTGACTTTGTTGAAACCGTTTCTTTTTTTACCGCACTTTCTTTCGGTGCTGCAGGAAATTGATTGGTTTCCGCATCTTTTTGATAAGGCGGAATCTTGGTGTTTTCCATTGCATTAAAATTTTCGATTCGTTTATTTAGGCGTAAAGTTGCAATGGCTTCATTGGCAAAATAGGAAGTTTTTTGGTACAGCTTATTGTTCACCCATAATTTGCCAAAATAACTTCCGTTTTTGGTGCGGATGATTTGTGTTTTGTAGCTTTCGATTTTCATTATTTTTCTCCTAAAGTGCGGTTAATTTCGGCTTGTTTTTGCTCGACATAACGATACATATCGGCATTAACTTGTGGGGTAAGATTTGCTTGATAGATGCCGTTTTCTTCACGCCATTGGGCTTTTGCTCTTGCGCGTTCTTCCTGTTGGATTTGTTCGCTGAGGGCGTTGTCGTGCCAATCGGTGGGGTGGGCATTGGCGTGTAGGCTAATCCCGCCTACAATCAGGGCAATAATCAAGGCGGCGAGAAAATAGCTGATTCGAGTTAGCCATTTTTCACTGCCTTTCATAAAATGCGTGAAGCTTTGTTTTTCTTGGCGTAATGGGGTTTTTGAGTGTTTCATTTTGTTTCCTTTTTAGTCGATTTAGTGAATTTGGGGTGTAGCAATCCGTGGCTTTAATTTGTAGGAAAATCTAATGGTTGATCTTCGTCATAGCGTCATATAGGATCTAAGAAAAATATCGATAAATCTTATGACGTTAAAATATCAACCAAAGGAAAAATCGGTTTTAATGTGTGACTTTTCTCAATTTAAGTCGCCTGAAATGACAAAGGTTCGCCCTGTTGTTGTCATTGCTCGACACAAGAGAAATAAAGAGCTTGTCACTGTTATTCCATTGAGTACGACTGAACCTAATCCCCTAGAAAATTATCATTATGCGTTACCTGTAAATCCGCTGCCTGACAAAACAAATATTCAATGTTGGGCAAAGTGCGATATGGTTTACACCGTGTCACTGTCTAGATTAGATCGCTATAAGGTTGATAAAAGAACCTATATCGTTCCTGTTATATATGACGATGATTTTCAGTTGATTAAAAATTGTACTGCAGTAGCCTTAAAACTAAGGTAAAATTCAGCCTGTACCCGAAAGGGGCTTGTAAAACCAATTTGAAAAACAGTTGGTCGATTAAACAAAGGCGATAACAAGCCAGTTTAATCGTGAAGTGGGGAGCTTAGGCTCCCCTTTGTTTTTCTTTCTTTCCTAAAGTGCGGTCGGATTTTGTGATGTTTTAGAGAATATCTAGCTGAAAGCCTGTTGCTTTAGGGTTGTAGGCTCGAAGATGTTTTAATACGCGCCAGTTATTACCTTGCTCGCATTCAAATTGCTCTGTAATGCGATTCAACACATTATGAGCCTGACGGAGAGTACTGCGATATTCGTAAGCTATGTCATAAACGGAAGCAGCGTAGTGCGAACCAACTTGTTTTAATGCAGGGTGAAGTACTTGGCAAAGTTCCGTGCCACGCAATAAAGCAAACCACGCCCAAACAAGCTGTTGAAGGTCATGTTCTGTAAATTCACGGGTAAATTTCTTTTCAGGTTCTGGCAAGGCGAGCTGTTGCGGTTGTTGCAAGGCTTTTAATGTTCTTTCGCAACGGATGAAGTATTGGCGGATTTGTCTGCCTCGTTCGTTTCTTTCGACCATACCGAGTTCTTTGCCCATGTCGAGGGTGATGTGATATTCCTTGCGTGGGCGTCCGTTGGTGCGTTCGGTGATTATGAAGTAGTCTTCATCTTGGATGAAACCATATTCGTTGATGCGGTTTTTAATCCAATTTGAAAAATCGAAGCCAACACCTAAGAAAGAATGAAGTTCGCGTGCATTGCAAAGTTGAACAGGTTGATTTTGAATTGATCCGTTGAAAACAGAAATTAAATTTGAATTAGTCATTTTTTTGCCCTTAAAGTTAAGATTATTAACTTCATCACGAGCAACTGCGATTACTGGTGATGAACTGACTGAAGTTCGCAGTACCGTCGGGCGGTGGGCTACTAGCCGTAGTAGCCACGTAAACGGCAGGTTTTTCAACCTCCTCAATCAGCTCATCATTGGGTGACGAATTAAATAACGTTGGCGTACTCTTAAACGCTACAGGTTCATAGACCAAACTCTAATCTACTATCGACTTACGTTTAAGTAGCAGATCGAAAGATCCATCATTTAATTCATCATTGGAGACTTTTCGCTAAATTTAGCGAAAAGGTAGATTTGCTGTTTTACGGATATAAAAAAATCACCATTAAGGTGATCTATCTATATCACCGCCATTCAATTCAGGACTGCGATCCCGACTTTCTGTTGAAAGTGGGGATATCTTAAATGATTGGGCGGTGGGTGTCAATAGCTAATTCTTGGCGATAGCTTGGTCAATGCGTTTTCCTACACCCTCAATAATCGTTTCAAGTGGTGTGCTTTGAAGTTCTTTATCAAATACAGATGTCGGATTTTTGCCAAGGTTATCAATGGCGATTTGTAATAGCTGTTGTTGCAATTCTGGATCTTGTTCTTGGATTTGTTTTTTATAACCTTCAAATGCCATTGCAGCAGAATATTTGTAGGCGTAATCTTCGCGCATTCTGAATAAATAGGCACGCTCTTTGGCTTTAATCCATGCAACAATCAAGAGCGGTAAAGAGATTGTTGCTTTAGCGACAAATTGCCCCCATAAGAATAGGTTTTCAGCGTTAAAGCTGGTGTAAAATCCCCAGTAGGAAATGCCAGCGGTGGCAAGCAAGGAACCAATTAAGAAGCCATCTGCCCATTTCATTTTGCGGTTAATGTCATCAGATTGGGTTTTGAATGATCCTGCCATACTGGCACGGTTGGCATCGTCAATAATATCTTGGATGTCTTGTTTTTGTTTTTTGAATAGGGCTATCATTTCTTCGATCTCCTGTTTGTAGCGTTCGAGTTTTGGCTTATCTATTTCAGATTGTTTCGATAACAGTTCAATTGATTTAGAGCGATCTGCACCGAGCTTATGCCATTCAATCAACTCATCAGTGATTGAATCGGCTTGTTTGTGCCATTGTTCAATTTCTTCCGCTTGTTTTTTGTTGCGTTGGTAAAGTTCGTTGGCAAGTTTGAGTTTTTCTAATTCCGATTCTGTTTCTTGTTTGAGTTCGAGTAGTTCCGCCTTGGTGGTTCGCATAGTATTTCCTTGAATTTTGGGTACAAAAAAAGCCGTTTGAGACGGCTTGGATGTGGGCATCTTAATCTGATGTGGGGGCGGTGTCAAATATTAAAAAAAACCGCCCTTTCGAGCGGTCAGTGGAGTAGTGCAATCAGTCTATGCTAATTTTGTCTAGAATAGGGTGCCTTTCTTTATGCTTGTAAGGCTCAAGCCCTTATTGATAGTCACAACAATGAGGAATATAATATTTTTAGTCACAACAACCACTTATGAGGTAATCATTATGCTTAAAAAGACTGCTGACAAATTAGCTTTAATTATGACTAGAGATGTATTAAGAACATCATCTGAGCATTACAGAAATCTAAATCAATCCGCTGCAGATGAAATCGCTGAATTTATTTCTACGCTTTCAAAAAATCTACAGGAAATTATTTCTGACGAAGTAACAAGTGCGGAAGTTATTAACGCTCATAGAGGTCAATAAACTTAATTGCTAGACAAAGTGCTTCCGCTAACTCACTAGGCGTTAAGCTGGTATTTTTAGCCGCACTTTCTAATACAGCCAATTTGATTTTTTCTTTATCTCTTTCAGATAGGCTGCTTTCTTGTTTTTCTTCCATTTTTAACCTCGTTTGTTTTATTGTTACCATTTCAAAACACACTTCATCTATCATTCGCAACGGTTTCACGTGCCGTTGTGTCTCTGTACTAGCAAATGTGTTTTGAAATATCCACATTGGGATATTCGCCTGCTTGAGCTCCACTTTCGGCAACTGCACCGTTTTTCACTGGCTTTGCATGGGCAGACTTTAAAACTCACTCTTAACTAAGTAGGTTAGGGCTTTCAATCTAACGACCGCTTAGCACCGTTGGGCTTCCGTCTGCGCTTCCGCCGAGTGAGTTTCTTTAACCAAATTGTTTAAAATTTGTGATGAAAGTCACTGACTTACATAAACTTTTTAGCTATTCTTGTAATCAACCTTGATACTTTCGATAGCGGATTTTCAGGAATGTAAACTGAAAGGTGAATCTCGCCGTCAACAGTACCTTGGGACATTGCTTTTAGCTTTTCTTCCGCTTCTTCGAATGAATGGGCGTAAACATCTGTCGCCCACCTTTTGCCGTCGAAGTGATAAGAAATTGCATAGCGTTTCATTTCTTCTTGCATAAGGAACTACCTCTATGTATTTTCAGATATTTCAGGGTGTAAACAATCAGTGGTATTGGCGACTAAAAGCCGCCAATCATGAAACCATTGCAGTTAGCGAGGGTTATACAACCAAACAAAACTGCCTACATTGCATTGGTCTAGTTATGGATACTGATAGAAAGACACCTATTTATGAATCTTAATAACTAAGCCCTGTTCGCAGGGCTTTTTTTCATCACAAATTTTTAAAGAGCATTGAGATTGTGTATCTCGTTTTGATGGGTGTAGTTTAAGAAAACTTAAATTAAAAAGCAATATAAAATTTAAGAAAAATTAATAAATATTTTAAAATTACTTAAATCTCAACGAGTTGGATTGGTTCGATTGCTTATTTTTTTGAGCAATTAAGGGGGGGGGGATAGGGCTACACTTTGAAAAAGTGCGGTAGAAAAGTGCGGTAGAAAAGTGCGGTAGAAAGTGCGGTGTTTTAGGTCTATTTAGATCTATATAGATTTACATGAGGGGAGTTTGGCGGTAGGGGCAAAAGAAAACCGCCACGAGGGCGGTTGTTATCATTTGGTATGAATAGCTCTGATCTCTATTCGCTTGTGTTCTAGTTTGTCGCCGCGTTGCACGGAATATAATGTAATATCGGCTCTGATTGAATCTTGTTTGAATAACACATTCAAGTCGGCAGTCAACGGAATATCAAGCGGCAATCTCTTTTCTGACACGCCGTCAATAATTGCCGTCCAGCCCGATTCGTATTTATCTCGATCCATCGAACGTATATTTAGTAGAACATTATCCATTTGCGCAGTTTTTTCTATCGGCTCGGCTTTTGCTGTTTCCGGAATAACTTTTATAACATCTGCTGGGATAACGACATTCGAGGTTTCACCAAGTTCGATTGATACATCACCTTTTTCTGTCTTGGCGGTTTGAGCAAATTCAACGGCATTCTTGGCAAGTGTTCTACGCTGATTTTTGTTTTCTTCAATCGCCTCTTTAAATGCGGCTTCAGTGATCCCTAATTGACCTGCGCCGTTGACAATTACGGTATTGTAGTTTCCACTTACCACAACAGCATCGGCGGAATTACCCAAGGAATAAAATCCATAAGCCAGCATTCCACCAATTACTAAGCCTGCTAATCCTGTTTTCACCGGGTGTTCCTTTGCTTTGTCAACTATCCAATCGTGAGCATTTTCAAGAAATTTATCGAAATTTTCTTCTGTTTTGAAACCTAATTTTATAGCAATTTTTTCTAAAATAGAACCTTCTTCAATGCCTTGAATGTAAAGTTCTGCGGATATTACTTCGCTATTTGTCAGTTTTGAAAACGTCTTAGTAGATTGCTTAACAATCTTTTCCAACGCCTCAAGAGATCGGACAATATCCTTTACTTTGATTGGTTCGGTAGTGTTAAACTTTATTTGATCTTGCAACTCATAATAATAAACATTATTCATATAATGACCTATTGTTTTATTTATAAAATAACCCCGCGGGGAACTTGCCTGCGGCACCATTACAAATAACTTCCATGCTCAACCGCTACTATCTTTTTCTGCGATAAATTCGATGTTCAATCATAGTTCCTATAATCCGAATTTCTTGTTTCAGGGAAGATAATGTAGGGTAATCTGAATTTAATGGCACTAACTCAAAATGATGTCGCCCCAACTCGTCTATATCGCCAATCGGTCTATATTTTTTAAATGTTGCCTCATAATCGCCATTAATAGCTGCTACGAATTCGCCGGCTCTTGGCTCTATACGTGGATCTATAATTATTACATCGCCCGCTTTGAAATCGGGTTCCATTGAATCTCCCTTTATTTCTAAGGCAAAAGCGTCGTCTGACGTATCTATGAATGTGTAGATATAATTAAAATCACCGGTGCTTTCTTTTAAATCATCAATTCCCGTCCAAGTACCCGCTTGAACATAACTAATTAAAGGAACCTTATTCGTGCCAATACTTGCCGGCATTACGTTTGAAGATGAACCTTCACCCCTTAATAACCACAGGAGATCGCATTCTAATACCGTTGATAGATCTACTAAATTTTCAGAATTAGGCTTAGTCGTATCAGATTCCCATTGTGAAATGGCAACATGAGATACGCCCTTAATGGCATTGGCAACATCTTTCTGAGTAAGTTTTAACTCAGTTCTACGCTGTCTTATACGCTTCCCAATTGTTTCGCTTTTCATAGATACCCTCAAAAAAATGTAGTTAAGTTATCTTAACAAATGTTGATTTAAGTATTCTTTAATAATATACTTTAAGAAGTCTTAAATAATTATAAGGATGAGTCATGCTTAAAAATAATGTTATTGCTCATTTTGGAAAGCTCGAAAATGTCGCAAAAGCACTTTCTATTAGCGTAGCCGCCGTTTCTCAATGGAAAGATGTAATCCCAGAGAAAAATGCGTACCGACTACAAGAAATCACTAATGGAAAGCTAAAGATAGATCGCGAGCTTTACCAAAAATCATAGATTTAGTGTATCGGCACTTATCAAAAAGAAAACCATAAAAAGAGGGCTGAAATTATGGCGATGAAACAAATCATCATCGAGATGATCGAGAAAATTCCTGGCGGCAAAAGTGCGGTAGCGGGCTTTCTCGGATTTTCGGAAGCAGAGTTAAACAATCGGCTTTATCAGACGAAAAGGCAACGCTTTAAAAACGAAGAATTGATCGCACTCCAGCTTGAGTATGGATGCACTGATTTTATCGATGAACTATGCCGTTTGGCTGGTGGGCGTTTTGTACCTGATGTAGCGGAGGATGAATTAGACAAGGTTGAGCTTGCCAATTTACAACTGCGCGAGCTTTCTGCGCGTGGCTTGTTATTTGCTGCATTAGAAAAGGCATTAGAAGACGGTGAAATCACTTCGAAAGAAGAAGACAAAATCCGTCAAGCATTGAGTAAGCATTTATCGGCAACTCAGCATTCTATTGAGTTGGCTATTTCTTTATATAAACCACAATAAAAAAGCCACGAGGAGATTTCGTGGCTAATTCATTAAGGAATATACAGATGAATCAATTATTAACGATGACGAAAGAAAACGCAAGTACTTTGACGATGAGTAGTCGAGAAATTGCGGAGTTGTGCGAAAAAGAACATCGTCATGTCGCACGTGACATTGAAGTGATGTTTGAACAGTTAGAAATCAATCCTAAAGGGTATGTCCAAATTTGGACACACCCCCAAAATGGTCAATCTTACCGTGAATTTATGTTGCCAAAGGATTTAACTCTTACACTGGTGGCTGGTTATAGCGTAAAACTTCGTAAACGTATTATTGACAGATGGCTTGAGTTAGAAAACCAACAAAATCCGACCGCACTTTTACCGCAGAATTATCTTCAAGCCTTAGAGCAGTTGGTCGCATCAGAAAAAGAGAAACAAGCTTTAGCATTAGAGAACAAGTCGATGAAACCTAAAGCGGACTTTGTGGATCTTTACGTTGATATTGGCACGACAAAATCATTACGCGAAACGGCAAAAATCTTAAACATGCCAGAAAAAGCGATGATTGCTGCACTAGAGCGTGATAAAGCGTTATATCGTCAATCAGGCAATCTTATTCCATATTCAGACAAACAAAGCCGTGGCTTATTTACTGTAAAAACTGGTACAGCAGAACACGGTCACAACTTTACCCAAACTCGCGTGACATCGAAAGGTATTCAATGGATCGCACAACGTTATGCTTCGGAGTTGATGCTATGAGTATGCGATTAATGGTTCAAGCAATGAATTGTAAGGTTGGCAATCCTGCTAGAAAACTTGTGCTTTTAAAACTCGCTGATAATGCCAATGATGATGGAATTTGTTTTCCTAGTTATCAATACATTGCCGATAAATGCGAGATGACCCGACGTAGTGCAATCAGTCACATTGAATATTTAATCAAAATGGGATTAGTAAGCAAAAAAGAACGTAAAAATAAAGATGGTTCCATCTCAAATTTATACTTTTTACACCTTGAACAAGGTAGTGAAAATTTTGCACTGGGTAGTGAAAATATTTCACTAGGTAGTGAAAATTTTGCACTAGGGGGTAGTGAAAATATTTCACCCATAACCAGTCACTCTTTAGAACCAGTCAATGAACCTAAAAAAACTACGCAAAAAAGCGAATCCGAAATGTTGCTTGAGCAGTTCGGTATTACCGGACAACTGGCGAAAGATTTTATCGCACACCGCAAAGCCAAAAAGGGCGTAATTAATCAAACACAGCTAAACCGTCTGCAAAAACAGGCGGACAAAGCGGGGATTTCGATTTGTGAAGCGGTGGAGATTTGCATCGAACGCAACTGGCAGGGATTTAACGCATCGTGGGATTGGCGTGATGAGAAACTGCGAACATCCCAAGTGCAAAAAATGAGTTTTGAAGAAAAAAATGCGTTGCCGTGGAATCGTCCTGAAGACTGGGAGAATGTACTGTGAACCAATTAACTAATCAATCATTGCACCAAGGTGTATCACCACAAGTGGAGAAATTTATTGATACGTTGTTCGACCAACTTTGTGCTAGTTGCCCTCAGTTGCTCAACCTCACTCCAGAGCGATTGCAGGTAGTAAAACGCCAGTGGATTTTAGGCTTTGCTGAAAATGGAATTACAAAAATAACACAAGTCAAACGAGGTATGGCGGAAATGCGTGCTAAGCCAAATGGGTATTTGCCAAGTGTAGGCGAATTTATTCAAGCATGCAAAGTTCTGGACTACCACGTATTGGGCTTACCGAATGAAGCGGAATTATACCAACGTTATAACACTTTCTTAGGCTATGCCCGATTCAATCGGGATGAATTTCAATATCGTTCAAAAGTGGAATTTTGGTTGCTTAAAAATCTGTACGAAAAGTGCAAGAAAAAATCGGAAGAGGACACGTTGAAAGCTATTCCGAAATTACTCACAGAAGCAGCAGAAAAAGTGCGGTCGAATTTTCCTTTTGAGGATATTCCTAAAATGATTCCAACAAAGCCACGTTTTTACGATAAAGCGAAGGCTGATAGGGCGCGCGATAGTTTGATGGCAATGATGAAAGGAGTATTGCAATGACAAGCTATAAATGCCCAAAGTGCGGTGCGGAATTAGAGGATTTTTATACGCCAGATTATTTTATATCGAGCAGCGAATGGGATGAGGATCGTTTTCGTTGTAACGGTCACTTAATTGAGCCGATACCGTTTCCGCAGGTAAGTAAATTCAGTGCAGTAAATCGAACAAAATCTTGTGGTTATTTTGGGTTAGAAGATTTAGGTGTTGAGTACAAAGAATGAGTATTGCGATGTTATTTAAGCGTTGGGAATGATGTGATGAGCCAATACAAACCTTTCTTTTTACGCGATCAACGCATTAAAAATAATTGCTTGGATTTAATCAAGGAATTGCCAACGGACGATAAAAAGCCGTTGGTCGTAAAAATCCAACCTATAACACGCTCACTTGAGCAGAACTCAAAACTTCACGCACTACTAAGCGATATTAGCAAACAGTGCGAATTTAACGGTAAAAAGCGAGACATTGACACGTGGAAAATGATTATGGTATCGGCTCACAAAATTGCAACAGGTGGTCAGGCTGAAATGGTAATCGGGCTTGAGGGGGAAGTTATCAATCTACGAGAAAGCACCGCTCAAATGAGCGTAAAACGACTAGCAAGCCTAATAGAGTACATTACCAGCTGGTGCGTGCAAAATGGTGTGAGATTTAACGATAGATGGGATTTTAAATGAAACGTTTAAACGATGACGAGATTTTAGAGTTAAAAATCGTACTTTTTATTGTGGCAGTTTGGTTAATTTTTCAGATGGTGTTTGGATAATGGCGAAAGAGTATCAATGCAAAATGTGCGGAAACTACTTTATAAAAACCGTTTCAAGTCTGCAAAAGGTCTGTTCGCCAGAATGCGCTATTAAACTTTCGCGCGAACAGACACGCAAGGCTCGCGAGAAAAAAGACAAACAGGCGCGAATCGAAAACCGCAAAAAAATGACCGCACTTAAAGAGAAAAACAAAACCAAGCACGAATTGACCAAGGAAGCGCAAGCGGCAGTAAATAAATATATCCGCCTGCGCGATATGGGCAAAGAATGCATCTCCTGCGGCACGCCCTTAGTGTCAGAACAGCTAGGAGGAGGGTTTGATGCTGGGCATTACCGCTCACGTGGAGCTGCGCCACACTTGCGCTTTTATACTCTCAATATCCACGGCCAATGTAAAAAATGCAACCGCTACTACGGCGGCAATGTACAGCAATATCGCCTAGGCTTGCTTGATAGACTAGGTAGCGAAAAAGTCGAACAAATTGAAGCTGACAACCGCCCACGGCATTATTCCCCCGATGACTTACGGCGAATCAAACAGATTTTTAACAAAAAATGCCGATTAATAGAAAAAAGAAAGGGATAATATGCAGACCAAACACATCTTAGATATTAAATTAACTGCTCGCCGTTATGGCAAATGGGCGCGTGAAGGCGTGGGAATTAACTATCCCGCAATTCAGCCTTTTTTACGCAAAGCCACACCCGATCACGGCATCCCGATGTTGGATGATGAAACCGCAATGCGCATTCACGATGCAACACTTATTATGCGCAACGTCACACCAGAGTTATATCAAGTGTTTATGCTACGGTATGTTAGCAATTTATCGCAAGGTGACGTAGGGCGGGAAATGAGAGTGAGTGTACCAACGATAAAATCTTATCTTTACGCCGCGCATCAATCTCTAAAACTACTTCTAACGCAAAATAAGTGTATTTTTCTCGCTTAAACTTTCATCAATCGCCTACTTCGGTAGGTGTTTTTATTGATTTAAAGAAAAATTAAAAGCATAAAATAATCGTTAAAAGTTAAAATTAAAAGCATAAAATAATCGTTAAAAGTTAAAATTAACCATTGACAATTAAGGATTAAAGCCTATAATTCGATGCATTCAGACGGAACCCATAGCAACTCACAGACCATTTTTATTATCTGTACGGTTGTTATGGGTTTTTACTTTATGGGGAAATATGAAAAAGACAGCGATATTGATAGATGGTGGCTTCTTCTTTGCAAAAGTCGGTTTCTTTGCGAGAAAATATTTTAAAAACAAAACCATTACCGCAGAAAACTTAATTGATTTAATGTGGCGAATGGTTCGCTTCCATACCGAAATTGAACGAGGACAACATAGTGGAAGAGAAGCCCAAGAGCTTTATCGCATTTATTATTATGACAGCCCACCCCTTGATAAGCAAGTCAAACTCCCTTTCCCAGAAAAAGGCGAAACTACCCCACGTGATAAAAACTTCAAGACTGAGGCGATGAATAAACTCCGCGCGGAATTTCACGTAAAATTAAAAGAAAATAGAAAGACCGCACTTAGAATGGGTCGATTACAATCTACTGATTGGCGTTTGAACGAGCATACATTAAAAGCACTTCGCCAAGGCAAGAAAAAATGGGAAGATCTAACTAATGATGATTGGTACTATGAAATTACGCAAAAATCAGTTGATGTGAAATTGGGAATGGATATTACCATTCTCTCTTATGAAAAACTGGTTGATGTCATCGTACTAATTGCCGGTGACTCGGACTTCGTTCCTGCCGCAAAACAGGCGAGAATAAAAGGGGTCGATTTTATTTTAAACCCATTAAAGCAGGAAATTTCTCACGATCTTGCTGAGCATATTGATGGCATTCAATCCTTTAGTGTTGGTGTTGGATTAGCTGAAATTCTTAAGTGCGATCCTGAAGGCAATCCGCAATGGTGGCAAGACTATCAAGCCAAAGCCGCAGCAAATAAAGAAAAGCGAAAAGCCAAAAAGCAAACTAGAAAGAAAAAATAACGCAATACACAACCCACCCAGCCCGCAATCGCGGGCTTTTTTATTGCTCTAATTCCCACTTTAAGCACAATGCGCTTTCAATGAGCGCGTGGGATCGAGCTTTGAAATTGATGATTTGTCACGTTTAAACGTACTGGGTCGTTGCGTGCGAAAATTTTCTATTGTTGCAGAGGATTTATAAGAAAAGGGGAAATTTCCCCTAAATTTTTTGAGTTCCCCTAAAAAAGTTTCAAAAAATCCTTGAAATGGCTAGCTATTAGGTGTATTATTTTATCTATAGTGCGGTTTTAGCACGTTGAGAACGCACAAATGAATTTGATAGCTCCAAGTTGATAGACTTGGGGCTTTTTTTATTGTGGCACTTCGTACTATAATTGCTTTAATTTTAGGCGGTTATAAGGGGATAAAGAATGTCATTTGAATTACGTAAACAACTTGCTGATTTAAAGGCTGAAAGTGATGCCTTATTTAAGCAGCGTTTAGCCCTATTACAGGGCAAAAAAGAGAATGCTATTTCGTTGATGACGAATGAAGCGATTGCATTTTTACAAGGGCAAGGATTTACTGTTAGTAATCTTATTCCTGATACGATTGAAGCCAACTACAAAGGCTCTATGAATATTAGAATTCAGTTTTCAGATCCGAAAGATAGTTTTGTTGGTGCAGATATTACAATCGATGTGGATTATTTAGCACAGTCATTTGGATTTAGCGTCAATTTGGCACGTGAAGCCTTTAATGGCATTCTCTCCGGCGATTTAGTGGAAGAAATTTCACAATATCAAACAATAGTGGAAAAATTAAAATCATTGGGCTGCTCGGATATTGATGGCTCTTTTGATATTACACTTATTAAGCAAAATTTAGAGAAGCTTACTTTTTCAACGATTACGGATACGTTGAAGTTTGTGTTGGAAATGTAATGTGTTAATGATTTATTAGCCCTGATCGGAAATGGTCGGGGCTTTTTTGTATGCAAAAGAAAAGCCGAGGTGCGGGAAACACTTCGGCTTTTTTCATTCCTGTTAAGCTCGATTTAAAGGAACGAATTTATGATTAAGTATAACAGAACGAAACTAAAAATACATCCAAAAGAAGGATTAAATATGGAAACTTATTCAACACCTGTTATTCGTGGTGCGATTGCCTTTGCGATTGTAGCTTTAGCTGTGGGAATTTGTCTTCTTTTTGCGACGCCTTTTATTAGTGCTGTTCGCTGGTGGTAGTCGAGTCGTTATATCGAATTATGTAAAAATCCCTACTTGTTGATACTGTTAGGGTATTTAATAAGGGCGTGGTCTAATGGTAAGACAGCGGTCTCCAAAACCGCTAATTGAGGTTCGATTCCTTGCGCCTTTGCCATATCACAAGCTCACGTTAATACGTGGGCTTTTTATTGCCCTGTAAATGGGTGGAGTGTAAAAATGTTAAAAGATGCAGGAAGCCAAAGTATTTTTTGGTCTGGCTTTGGTGCGTTCTGGGCAATGTATTCATTTCAAGAATGGCTGGCTATTATGGGGCTTGTTATAGGTTTAATAAGTGGTCTCGTGAATATGTATGCTAAATGCCAAGAAGGGAAAGTTAGAAAAAATGAAGAACGGCGTGCAGAAGAAATACACCGTGTGAAAATGAAACGATTGTCTTTAGGATTTGATGATGATTTTGACAAAAACTAGAAAGGCTCTTGGTGTTTGTTCTGTGATTACGGTAATGGGATTAATGTATGCTCAGTTCGGTGGCGAGCTAAGATTAAGTCCTGTAGGTGCTGAAATTATTGGGAATGCCGAGGGTTGCAGACGTGATCCGTATCAATGCCCTGCGGATGTTTTGACCGTAGGAATTGGTTCAACTGAATATGGTGGTAAGAAAATCAATCCAAAACACCGTTACACAGATTTGGAAATTGCCGAACGTTGGAAGAATGATATTGTGATTGCTGAACGATGTGTGAACAAATATGGCAATGGCGAGATGTTACCGCAATCGGTATTTGATTCTGCGGTGTCAATCACTTTTAATGTGGGTTGTGGGGCAGTAAGTAAATCTACGATGTTTAAATATCTTCGAGCAAAACAATATGAAAAGGCTTGTGGCGAATTTCCTAGATGGGTGTATGCCAGTGGTAAAAAATTAGCAGGTTTGGTGGTTCGCCGAGAAAAAGAGAAAGCATTATGTTTAGCCGATTTGAAACTGCCATAAAATTGACCGCACTTTGCTTGATTTTGGGCTTGTGTGGTTGGACTTGGTTTCAATCTCAGAAGATAAGTAGTTTAAAAGCCGAGAACCAAGCACAAGCCCAAACTATTCAGCAACAAGAAAATGCTAATAAATCATTAAGCTTTGCATTACAACAAGAACGTAATGCAGTTATTGAGCAACAGCAACGTAATGATGAAATAGAAAGGGTAGCAACAGAAAATGCTGAATCAGTTAAAACAATCATTAAGACACTGCCTTGTGCTCACACTCGTTTGCCTCAGTCTGCTCTTGACCGCTTGTACAAATAAAGTTACGACTAAAGCAGAATATATTTATCCGCCTCAAGCCTATACTGTACCTTGTGTAAGAACAGCATTTACTGGGGAAACATACGGCGATGTAGTCATACAGCTTGTTAGGGTAACCGCAGAGCGAGATAAGTGTGCAAGCCAAGTAGATCATCTCAATAAGTGGATTAATCAAGCAAAAGGCAGTAAATAGATTAAAAATCTAATTGAGCGGGATTAATGCCAAGTGCTGTCGCTATTTTAATACGAGTGCTTTTACGCAATGTTTGTGAATTTTCATGTTGCGAATAAGCTGATTGAGAGATGCCTAGGCGGCTTGCAACTTCAGCTTGGGTTAAACCTAAGTGTTCACGCCAAGCACGCAATGCAGAATAATCGTTTAATAAAGCCAATTTTGCAACAGATTCAGGGATACCTGTTTCAATAGGATCTGAAAAATTCGCTTTTTGTTTTAGCCAGTTAAGCGTGGCAATTGGCATAACAGCAAAAGCAGGTACGCCTTGCTCATTATTAATGTATTGAATATTAGTAAGTGCGTTCATCTCTTTTTTTAACCTCTTCAATAGATACGATATTCATCGTATTACCAACGATATTAAAGAAAACACGATAATCACCAACACGGTAACGATATTCGTAAGTGTGATTGGTTAGTGCTTTGATATTAGAACAATCGGGAAAGGTTTTAAGCGACTCACATTTTTCAATTATATGTGCTTTTGTTGGAATCTTTCTCAATTGTTTTAATGCTTTTGGCTGATAGATGATTTCTTTCATAGCTAAAGTATTACATTTAATTAATAAGTATTTTATAGGTTTTATAAGTTTTATTCAAGTTATTTTAAGGATTTCCTATGTCAGACGTGAAAGGAAAATCCACGTCTGATGGCGTGGGGAAGAAAAAAACTGGTCGCCCATCATCTTATGTAAAGGAAGTGGCTGATGATATTTGTCAGCTTATCGCTCAAGGTGAAAGTTTGCGTAAGATTTGTGAGCGTCCTGGAATGCCAAATCAACGAACTATCTTTCGTTGGTTAAATGAAAACGATGAGTTTTGTCAGCAGTACGCGCGTGCGCGCGAGAACCAAGCCGATTTTTTGCTTGAGGAGATGTTGGAGATTTCAGATCTTGCTACTCCCGAAAATGTTAGCGTAGCTAAGTTGAGAGTTGATGCTCGCAAATGGTATATCACCAAAGTCGCCCCTAAAAAATATGGTGATAAAGTAACGCAAGAAATCACTGGTGTTAATGGGGCACCGATTGAGCAAAAAATATCTATGGATTTATCAAGGTTAAGTGTCGATGAACTCAAACTTCTTAGAGAGCTTAAATCTAAAGCAACTGGATGTGATGATAGCTCAAAAGAGCTTGATTGATTTTACCTTGCAAACCAAACCTGACTTCGTAACAGGATGGTTCAATATTCTCATTGCAAAAGAGCTGCAGCAATTTTATCAAGATGTAATAGATGGCAAGCAACCTCGATTAATGATATTTGCTCCGCCTCGTAGTGGTAAAAGTGAATTATTTAGTCGTCGTTTTCCTGCTTGGGCTTTTGGTAAAAATCCAGATTTGCAGATGATTGCCTGTTCTTATTCTGCTGATTTAGCTAGCCGAATGAATAGAGACGTTCAGCGAATAATGGATGACGAGAGCTACCACGATATATTCCCCGAATCATCCTTAAATGATAAACGCATTGCGACTGTCTCGGGTCAGACTTTGCGTAATAGTGAGATTTTTGAAATTGCAGGGCATAAAGGCGCTTATCGATCTGCAGGTGTTGGTGGCGGTATTACAGGTATGGGGGCGGATATAGCCATTATTGACGACCCCGTAAAAGATGCTAAAGAAGCTAATTCTCAAACAGTTCGAGATGGTATTTGGGATTGGTACACAACCACGCTTTATACACGGTTATCACCAAAATCTGGTGTGCTATTAGGCATGACAAGATGGCACGAGGATGATTTAGCAGGTCGATTAATTGAAGAAATGAAGAATGGTGGCGACCAATGGCGCATTGTGAAATTTCCTGCGATTGCAGAAGAGGATGAGGAGTTTCGCAAAGAGGGCGATCCATTACACCCAGAACGCTTTGATTTAGAGCGATTGAGCAAAATTAGAAAGGCTGTTGGCTCTCAAGCGTGGAATGCTTTATATCAACAAAGACCATCTAATAAGGGTGGTGGCATTATTAAAGGCGCTTGGTTTGGTCGATACAAAATACCTCCACTAATTAAAGTTAAAGCAATCTATGCTGATACTGCACAAAAAATTAAACAGCACAATGACTATTCAGTCTTTATTGTCGCTGGCAGAGGGAGTGATGGAAAGGTTTATATCCTTGACCTTGTGAGAGGTAAATGGGAGGCACCAGAACTTGAGCAGACATTAAAAGATGTTTGGGCTAAACATAAAGCGAGAAAGGACACTGGAATATTAACTCGAGCAAATGTAGAAGATAAAGCCAGTGGCACGGGATTAATTCAAGCTATCCGCAGAAATAATCAAATTCCAATCTCACCAATTCAAGTTGATGCAGATAAGTACACTCGTGTTTTAGGTATTCAAGGATATATTGAAAGCGGTTATGTGATGATACCTGAGAATGTGCCTTGGGTAGCAGATTTTATTAGTGAATGTGAGGCATTTACCGCAACAGATAGCCACGCACACGATGACCAAGTCGATGCATTGGTAATGGCAATAACGGATATTTTAGGGAAACCTAAATCACTACTGGATTTATAAGATGAATATTTTAGATGGCATCAAATCACTTGCGCTAAAGTTAGGTAGCAAACAAGACCAGACATATTATGCTCGTGGGTTGAGTTTAACGGATGACTTAATGCAGATTGAAGCATTATGGCGTGATAACTGGATTGCAAACAAGGTCTGTATTAAACGCTCGGAAGATATGGTGCGTAACTGGCGAGATATTTTTTCCAATGACTTAAAATCTGAACAGCTAGACGAGTTCACTAAACTTGAGCGTAGATTAAAACTGCGTGAGACATTAACTAAAGCATTGCAGTGGTCTAGTCTATATGGTTCAGTGGGTTTATTGGTGGTAACCGATACCATTAATGTTACATCACCATTGCAACCTACCGAACGCTTAAAACGGTTGATTATCTTACCTAAATGGAAGATTTCTCCCACAGGGCAACGAGATGATGATGTGTTTTCCGCAAATTTTGGTCGATATAGTGAATATACCATTATTGGCGGTACACAATCTGTTTCAGTGCATCATTCACGCTTATTAATTATCAATGCCAATGATGCACCTTTATCTGACAATGATATTTGGGGTGTGTCAGACCTTGAAAAGATTATTGATGTACTTAAACGCTTTGATAGCGCCTCTGCGAATGTGGGTGACCTTATTTTTGAAAGTAAAATTGATATTTTCAAAATCGCAGGGTTATCTGACAAGATTTCAGCTGGGTTAGAAAATGATGTGGCTCATGTCATTTCAGCGGTGCAGTCGATTAAATCGGCAACGAATAGCTTGTTGCTTGATGCGGAAAATGAGTACGACAGAAAAGAATTATCTTTTGGTGGGTTAAAAGATTTACTGACAGAGTTTCGAAATGCGGTGGCAGGTGCGGCAGATATGCCAGTCACCATTTTGTTTGGGCAATCTGTTTCGGGATTGGCAAGCGGCGATGAGGATATTCAAAACTATCACGAATCTATTCATCGATTGCAAGAAACAAGATTGCGCCCTGTGCTTGAAGCACTTGATACATTGCTATGCAATGAATTATTTGGTAGACAACCTGAAGATTGGTGGTTTGAGTTTTTACCATTGACGGTGGTTAAACAAGAACAACAAGTCAATATGCTTAATACCTTTGCTACAGCGGCAAATACGTTAATTCAAAATGGTGTAGTAAATGAATATCAAGTGGCAAACGAACTCCGAGAAAGTGGTTTATTTGCCAATATCTCTGCCGATGACATTGAGGAAATGAAAAATGCTGATGAACTTGCCAGAAATTTTGAAGAACCAGAAGGCGAAAACACGCAAGTTCAAGCCAGTGAAGATGAGCAAGAGAACGGAGCTTTGGTATAGACAACAGCTTAAGCAGTTCGTCAAAACGATGACTGATGATGTAGAAAGAGCCATGCAACAACCGCAAGGCTCTTTTTTTATGGATGATGCGAAAGGATTCCAAGCGATTAGTGCGAAAGCGCTGATGAAAGTATTAGAAAACTACGAAAAATCTGACCGCACTTCACAAGCTGAAAATATCGCCAATGGCTTTGTTAGTCGTGGTGATACACAAAACCATGCTGAAGTATCAACCAATCTAAAAAATCAAACTGGCATCGATTTATCCGCCTATTTACGCAATAGCCCAAATATTGCTGAAAGAGTGAATGCATTGACCGCTGGTAATATCCAGTTAATTAAGTCTATTCGCGCACAATATCTTGATAAAGTGCAAAATGCCGTCATGCAAGCGATGGTTCGGGGTTCTTTAAATAAAGACCTTGCAGCACAAATAAAAGACTTGGGTAAAACAACCGAAAAACGAGCAATGTTTATTGCGCGAGACCAGTCCTCAAAATTAAATGCCGCCTTAACGCAAGCGAGACATGAAGAGGTTGGTATAAAAAAATACATGTGGTCAGCATCGCTTGATGAGCGTGTGCGAGAAAGCCATGCGGAAAAAGATGGGCAGATATTCGAATATGCCAATCCCCCTGCTGATACTGGTCATCCTGGTCATGATGTTAATTGTCGATGCGTTCAGATTCCAGTGCTTGATGATGTAGTTAACTTAAAATCAGAAGAAACCGAATTAAGCTACCAGGCCGCAGAACCTAATAAGACAGGGAAAATGGATCTCGATGAGTTATTTGAAAGCTCTATCGGTGGAGGTGGTAATAAGTCATTTTCTAACTTTGGTGGGGTTAATTCTGAATTAATTACGTTAGCGAAAGAGAGTATTGGTTTGGATATTACAGATTGGCAACACAGTATTGATGAATCAAGCATCCGACACATATTGAAACAACATGGAAACGAAAAAGCAGAAAATAAACGAGGGCAAAGAGCCGTTACAAAAAAAGACATTTTATTATTGCCTTTGGTTGTCTCCGCATTTGATAGCATTGAGTACACTGGGACAAGCGATTCAGGGAATGAAACGTTTTTGATTAAAAAAGAGATTGATGACGAAATATTCAGCGTGCAGGAAGTTAGGAAGAGACACAAAAAGATTGCAGTTAAAACAATGTGGATTAAAAGGAAAAAGAAAGCCACAAGCTCCGCATAGTGCTTGACTCACAAATGGCGTCTGCTTAACGTCCGAAACGTGCTATGCCCTATTGCCTGTGGCTTGGCTTATTTTATCACTCTTAAGATACTAAATTCAACTCGGCCTGAAATTGCCGAGTTTTTTATTGGGGTAAATAAATGAAATTTACAGACAAAACCACTCAAGCAGTCACACAAAGAACCATCACTAAAGATGGTTTTTTAGTTGTGCCCGCAACCATTTCTAAAGTTGGGGTATTTGATTACCTCGCTACAGAACTAGGCTTAAAAGAAGACGGTATTAAAAAAGTCGCTCGCACTGAGAAATCATTATTTAGCGATGAAACGATTAAAAGTTTTGAAAATGCCACATTAACCGTTGGTCATCCTAAAGATGGGGTGAATGCGAAAAACTGGAAACAGCTCTCTGTCGGTGTCGTGCGTAATGTTAAGCGAGTGGGCGATGAACTCACGGCAGAGGCTTGGATTTATGATGAATCTGCGATTAAAACCGTGCAGGAGAATGGTGTTGAGCAATTATCTTGTGGTTATGACTGCGATATTAAGCCATCCACGGTACAAGATGCAGATTTTGAGATGTCGCCGATGATCGGCAACCACGTAGCGATTGTGGCAAAGGGTCGCTGCGGTGGAAGTGTAAAACTTGCCGATGAGGATAAAACCATTATGGGGAAAACCGCAAAAATTCTCGATGCGTTTTTAGGTGCGTTTGGCATTAAGTTGTCGGATGAACAGAAAAAACAAATTGAGGACGAAGAAAAGCCTAGTGGCGAAGAAGGCAAAGAGCCAAAAACTGGTAACCAAACTGAGCCAAAGGAAAAACAATCTAAACCTGAAAACAAAAAGGATGATGATGTGGAAAAAGAAGAACTTGAAAAACGCCTTAAAGCTAAAGATGAAGAAATTCAACAGCTAAAAGAGGCACAAGAAAAACGTGATGCAGAAGCAAAACAAGCCGCTGTATTAGCTGATGCAAAAACCGCATTTAAAGAAGTCAATTTTGCGGATAACGCGACTGTGCGTGAAATCCAAGAAAGTGCGGTAGTTGCGCAGGGCATTTTTACTAAAGATGAGGCAGCCAAATTATCCGATGAGGAAATTTCAGGTGCATATCAAACAGCAAAAGCGGTTGTGGCGAAATTAGCGGATGAACGTAAATCGCTCGGCAGTATTTTACTTGGCGATGCTACGCCGAATAAAGCTGCGCCGTCTATCGACTTTAATAAAACTTACAACAGTTAAGGAGAGTGACTAAATGAGTTACGCTTATGAACAAGCGCCTGCGCGTGCAGGTGAATTAGGTAAAGGCAACATTGCCAGTGCAAAAACAAGTGCCGAAATGGTTTCCGGTAGCACATTAAAAGCAGGAACATTTGTTGCCTTAAATGCCGCCGGTGGCGTAAAAGCGTTATCCGCTAAAAAAGATGTATTGGCTGGCGTAGTGTTATCAAGTCGCATTCGAGATGAATGGTCTGAAGGCGAATTAGTCGATGTGATGCACATTGGTGCAGGCGATGCGATTTGGGTCAATATTGCATCGGAGAAAACTGTATCTCGTGGGAGTAAAGTATTTGTATTAACAACGGGTGGAGAAGGTAAAACTGGCGCAATCCAAGGCGAAACCGATGCAAATGCGATTGAAACAGGCTACACCGTGATTGACGTTAAAGGTCAATTAGCGATGATTACAAAATTATAAGGGGTGATGAATGTCATTATTAACTTATGTACAAAACGGCTTAACGGCTGTAAGCAAAGAAATTTCAGAAACTAAATATCCTGAAATTGTGTTCCCGCAATTTGTTTATGTAGATCAGCAAGCTGCTGTCGGTATTACAGAAAAGCTACACTATGGTGCAGATGAGCATGGCTCACTTGATGATGGTTTAATTACCACTGGCACAAGCACATTGGACCAAGTAGAAGTCGGCTTTACACCTACTCGCTCTTACATTGTGCCATGGGCTAAATCCGTAACTTGGACAACACCAGAACTTGAGCAAGGTAAATTATTAGGGTTAGCATTAGATACCGCCAAAATTATGGCGTTAAACAAAAACGCACAACAAACCTTACAAAAAGTGGCGTTCTTGGGCCATGCAAAAGATACTCGCTTAACTGGTTTGTTAAACAACAAATCTGTTGAGGTGTACAACATCAAAGGCACGGCAGCAAATACGAAAGTTCAGGCGATGGATTTTGATAAATCGGTAGCGTTCTTTAAGGAAATTTTCCTACAAGGTATGGAGAAAACCAAACGCATTGAAGCGCCAAATACCTTTGCGATTGATTCGCTTGATTTAGCGCACTTAGCGTTAACGCAACGCAATAATACCGATACAACGGCATTAGAGTTCTTAACCAAGAGCTTGTCTGCGGCTGCAGGTCGTGAAGTTGCAATTAAAGCCTTGCCATCAAACTTCGGTACTCGTGTAACAAGTGGTAAAACTCGAGCAATGGTTTATGTAAACAGCAAAGAACACGTTATCTTTGACGTGCCAATGTCGCCAACTGTGTTAGCGTCTCAACAAAAAGGCTTATTAGCTTATGAGTCTGGCTTACGCATGGCATTTGGTGGCGTAACCTTTATGGAGCCAAATTCTGCACTCTACGTAGATTACTAGGGAGTCATTATGCCAACATTTGAAATGGATGTATTCCTTGCGCGTTATCCTGAATTTAACGAGGTCGATTATGAAAAAATCGACCTTTTTTTATCGGATGCAGAAATGGAAGTAAGCCAATCTCGTTGGGGAAAACTCTACCAACGTGGCGTGTTGGCATTGACTGCTCATCTATTACGTTTGTCGCTTTGGACTGCTGAAACTGGCGGTGGAGCGAATCGGAATCTCGCCAGTGAAAGTGCTGGCGAGTTATCTGTTAGCTATGCCGTACCAACTCTGACAGGCACCGATGCGGATTATCAATTAACAGCGTATGGGCAAGAGTATTTGCGATTACGTAGATTGGTTGGCATTGGCGTAATGGTGGCGTAAATGGCAGTGCAAATCACGGGGAATTTAGCGCAAGCAAAAGCGTTAATTGAGCGATTAAGGGCTGACAAAGACAAAGCGGTTTACATTGGATTTCCTGCTGAGTTTGATAAGCCAGTTGAGGGGGCTGAGAATTTTAACCTCGCCTCTTTGGCGGCAGTACTGGAGTTTGGCAATGAGCATATTCCATCGCGTCCTTTCTTGCGCCAAACGCTATCAGAAAACCAAGAGAAATACACCGTACTTTTCACGCAATTATTTAAGCAAGGCTTACAGATTGAGAGGATTTACGAGCAACTAGCACTAGTTGCGCAAGGTGATGTACAACTTAATATTGCCAAAGGCGATTGGGTAGTAAACGATGACTCAACCAAAATAGCATGGAGACTTAAGGATGTTAAAGACCCTAAACGTAGGAAAAAACTTAGAGCAACATTAGATCCAAGTAGCATTAAGAAAAAGCCGCTTATATGGAGTGGGCACTTGCGGCAATCAGTAAAAGGTATCGTTAAATGAGTTTAATCAACCAATATCCTCGCTTTCTAAATAGTAAATTCAGCCAAATTGTCACCGTGAAACATCTGCAAGGTGAGCATTCATCCGATGGGTTTGGGGCGAGTTATACCGACGAAACTATTACAGCCATTGTTATGTCGACCTCTCCTAATGATGTGTTGTTATTGCCAGAAGGTGAGCGTTTTATCCCCTCAATAAAAATCTACACCATTAAGCCGTTAAAAATAGGCGATTTGGTCGTTTATGAAGGGGAAACCTACAAAATAAAAACCGTAGCAAATTGGGGTAAATATGGATACCACAACAATATCGGCGTTAGACACAGTCAAACTGCGAAAGTGGATTCAACAGGCTTTACAGTTACCTAATGGCGCTGTTATTGGTGGCTGGCTCCCTGAAAATCCTTTACCGGCTTTTATTACCGTGGATTTGATGACGAGTAATGAAATCGGGCAGGCCACGAGAGAATTTGATGGTAAACGTGAGCGTATCACGCAGTCAATGCAAAGTACCGTTAGCCTCTCTTGTTTCGGTCGAAATTCTCTTGCACAGTGTTACAAGCTAAAAGCCATTTTCCAAAGTTCAGCGTTTCTTTCTTTTCTCAAATCAAATCACTGGGGCGTGATTCGTTTTTCAGATGTCCGTAATTTAACGGCTACCGTTGGGGCGGATTATGAAGAGCGAGGGCAGTTTGATGTTGTATTTAGCCATCATCACATTGTTGATACACCTCTAGAATCAATAGAAAGCGTTGAACAACGCACAAACCATTTAATTCAACAAATAGGAGGATAGCCTTATGGCATTATCTATCTCGCAGATTGTCAATGTGCAGTTAAATACTGTGCCAAAATCTGCCGCGCGTAAATCATTCGGTATCGTGGCATTGTTCACGCCAGAGGCAGGACAAGCATTTGCTGATGCGACTACGCGTTATGTTTATGTCGAAAATCAACGTGATGTAGAGCAGTTATTCGGCACAAATTCAGAAACAGCAAAAGCTGCACAGCCATTTTTTGCTCAAAGCCCTCGTGCAAAACAATTAATTATTGCACGCTGGCAAAAAGCCCCTGTAACCATTGAGGCAACCAAGAACACATTAAGCGGTGCAACCTTATCAGACGATTTAGAACGTTTTAAAGCGGTTGTAAATGGTCGATTTTCATTAACTATTGGCACTGCAATTAAAAAAGTCACTGGGCTATCTTTTGCTGACGCATCAGATTTCAATGCGATTGCAACCAAAATCCAAGGGAAATTAACCGCACTTTCCTCATCTTTATCTATTTCTTACGATAGCGTAGGGCAACGTTTTATCATCACTTCTAACAACGCTGGAGAAGATAAAGCGACCGAAATCCATTACGCCTTTAATGATGGCGGTGACGGTGAGTATATTGGTGCATTGCTTAAATTAGAAAACGGTCAAGCAAGCCGAAAAGTAGGTAAGGCGTCAATTTCCTTGAAAAAAGAAACCGTTGCAGAGGCATTATTTAACGTGGCCGAAGTGAATAATGCATGGTATGGCTTTACCTTTGCCGCACAGCTTACGGATAGCGAAGTGGAATCTGCAGCAAAATATGCTCAAGCTAATACTAAAATGTTTGGTGCGAATGTTATTCGTGTTGAACAGCTTGAATGGTCTGCCGGTAACATCTATAAGAAATTATATGATGCAGGTTTAGATCACACATTAGCAATGTTTGATAAAAACGATATGTACCCTGCCTCTTCCGCATTGGCTCGTTTATTATCAACAAATTTTGCGGCAAACAACTCGACTTTAACGCTTAAATTCAAGCAACAACCGACTATTACGGCAGATGAAATTACGGCAACGGAGTTTTCTAAAGCGAAACGCTTAGGCATTAACGTGTACACCTATTTTGATGATGTAGCGATGATTGCCGAGGGGACGGTAATGGGTGGTAAATTTGCGGATGAAATCGTTATCTTAGACTGGTTTACAGATGCAGTACAAAAAGAAGTATTTGCTCGCTTGTATAAATCGCCAACTAAAATCCCATTAACAGACAAAGGGCAAGCAGTGTTAATTGCAGCCGTTGAGAAAGTTTGCTTAGAAGGCGTGAATAATGGGGCTTTTGCACCTGGTCAATGGACTGGCGATAGCTTTGGTCATTTGACGACAGGCGATTATCTGGAAAAGGGTTACTATGTATGGGCGGCACCAATGGATACGCTATCTGATAGCGACCGAGAGCAACGCCGCGCAACACCTATTCAAACCGCAGTGAAATTAGCGGGTGCAATCCATTCTAGTGATGTGATTGTGAACTATAACCGATAGCATCAAAAAAGCGAAAAGCCAAGAGAGACAACCCTTGGCTTTTCTTTTACCCCTTATCCATACTAAGGAATAAATTTTGATTAAGTATACACCAAAATATCAAGTTAAGGTAGGTGGAAAAATGTCAGAAAAGGATGCAGGAATTGTTGGAAAACGATTGGCACTTTCAGCAAATATAGCAGCAATTGGCGTATTTTTGTTTGGCTTATCTTTCGTATTAAAAATCTTTTTATGAGGAACAATTATGGCGGTTTTCGATCCAAAACAAGTTGTCGTGTTATTAGACGGCAAAGAAATTAGTGACTGGGCAGACGGCTCAGATGTGATTAATGCGACCAATCAAGTTGATGCGGGGCAAATGGTTATTGGCGCAAATGGCACAGGCGTATTTATTGCAAATCCTGACCAATCAGGCAAATTAACCCTAAAAATTAAACAACATTCTGAGGATAACGCCTATTTATCGAAGTTGTTTAATCAACAAAAAACCAGTATTAAAACCTATTTACCGATGACACTCGCTATCCGCGATTTAATCAATGACGATGTTGTCACGGCAAGTAGAGGATATTTTACTACACCTGCAGCTTATATGCGTGGAAATGGACACAATGCGACAACATGGACGATTGTGTTCGAGAAAATGACAATGAATCTTGAAAAAGGTGTTCAATAATGGAAAGCAAACAAATCAATATTGAAGATGTCACCTATACGATGACGCCAGCTAATGCAATGTCCGCATGGACTGCACTCAAAAATGCGATGAAATTACTTCAATCAGTTGATTTATCTGCTCTAGGCGATAGTAAAAAGCTAGGTGCAGGCATTTTGACGACTGTATTGGCGAATTTAGGCGACCCAAGCATTAAAGAGCTTGAGGATATTGTGCTTAAACATACCTCATGCGAGCAAGATGGCAAGCTATACCGTTTATCTGAACGCTTTGATAGCCATTTTAACCAATATCGTGGGCATTTAATCCCCGTATTAAAAGAAGGGTTGATGTATCAATTTGCTGATTTTTTTATCGGTGGGGGTGGATTGCTGAGCAATATTCAACCCAATCTAAAAGCGACGAAATAAGCCAGTTATACAGTAAAGCCGACTGGTTTATTTTTACGCCTATTGTAAAAAATTTTTGTTCACTACACGAATTAAGGTCGGTTTACTCGTTAGCCGACCTTTTATCTTTTCACGAAGTTATTGTTGAATTAAATCAAATGGAGCAACGCAATGCTACTCGATGAACTACTGATTAAAATCGGCATTGATGCGGATAGCCAAGCAATGCAACAGTTTGAGCAGTTCCTTAATGTTATTGGAGATGGCACGGAAAGTGCGGCGGAAAATCTTGGTACTTTTGCTGAAGCTCTTGAACGTGCCGTTGATGATGCAACAGAACAAATTAAAGCCGCACCTGAGTTTGAAAATTTTTTTAATTCCCTTGAAAAACTACAAGCTGAAGCGGAAAACCTATCTGAAGATGACGCATTAGATGCTTGGGTGCAGAAGCTCATAGAAGGGGATGCGCTTTTATCCGAATTTGGCGAGGGCTTTCTTGAAAATACCGAACAACTCTCACAGAGGTTACAGCAAGCAGGATTAAATGCCGATCAGGTTGAAAAAATTATTGGTAAACTCAAATCTGCAATTGAGCAAAAAACCAATGCCACCGAAAAAGATACAAAAGTCGTAGAAGATAACGCCAAAAGCACAGAAAATTTATCGAACGAGATCATCGACTTGTGGGCGACTCAATATGGTGCAATTGGATTACTGAATAAATTCAAATTACTTGGTATTAGCATCAATAAAACCACACTTAAAGTTGTGGCATTTGGTGCAGCTTTCTACGCAGCAACGATTGGGGTAAAGAATTTTGTTGATGCTAATCTTGATGCACTCGATGAAATTAAACAGCTTTCTGCAGTCACGGGCGAATCAGCCGACCAAATTTATAATTTAGGTAAGGTTGCAGAGGTCAATGGCTCATCTGCACAGGCGGCACAATCATCTATTGAAGGATTATCTCGCGTCATTGGCGAGGCTGCAGCAGGAATTGGTCGAGGGGAGAAATCATTTGAGCAATATGGATTAAGTGCCAAAAAGGCGAATGGAGAGGTAAAAACCTCAAGCGAAATGCTGGGGGAAATTTCAGACAAGATGAAAGCAATGGGGGAGCAAGAGCAAATTGCGATGCTTTCTAAACTTGGCATTGATAGTTCGATGATTCAAACCTTGCGCCTTGGTAATGATGAGCTAAAAGAACAAATTGCCCTTGCGAGTGCACTCACGCTTGGGGTTGGTAATGCAGAAAATGCAGAAACCGCTGCGGCTTTTAAAGATGCACTGACTCAGGTTTCTCAGGCTTTTAGAGCTATTGGCGAATATGTCTCACTCCGTGTTGCACCATCCATTCAGCGATTAGCCGAAGGGTTTACCAAATGGTTCACGGAGAATAATGAATTCATCAAAGCAACACTCAATGGCTTTGGCAAAATTCTTTCATTCTTGTTTGAGTTAGCCTCAGCAATCGATAATGTCGTTAAACATACTGTTGGCTGGAAAACGGTAATCTACGCATTAGGTGCGGCGTTATTGTGGTTTAGTCGTCGAATGTTATTCGCTTTTGCCACTAACCCCGTTACATTGATTATAGCGGCAATTGCAGCCTTGTTTTTACTTGTTGATGACTTCATCACTTATCTTGAAGGCGGCGAAACTGCCTTAGGGGAGTTTTGGAGACCATTTAAAACAGCGTTATTGTGGGTTAAATCTACTTGGAAAAATTTCGTTGATAACTTTAGTGTCGATCCCATTGGTGCGGTACTTTCACTTGTAACAGATATGATTAAATTGCCGTTTAAACTTGGTTTAGCTGCAGTGATTGGTCTGTGGAATCTATTTACTGGCGAACAGCTAGATTTGGATGTTATCGATAAAGGGTTCCAAAAAGTAACCGACTGGATTAAAGCACCGTTTAAAAAAGCCTTTGATTGGGTAAAAGGTTATTATGATGATTACATTGCGCCCATTGTTAACACTGTAAAGGGGTGGTTTAGCGATAGTGGCGAAAAGGTAGGTACGGCAAGTCAAAATACGAAAGCCTATGATGCAATGATGTTCGATCCGTCTTATGCTTCTGCACCACAAGTTGCCGCAGTAGGGGCGAAATCTCAAACCTCAAATACAGATAATCGTGTAACTAATAGCAATAACAAAATTACCATTACACAACACATCCAAGGTGCGGATAATCCAAAAGCAGTGGCAGATCAGTCTGTTCGAGTGATTAATCATCAACTTTCATCTGTTGTAGGGTAGACACTATGTTAAATTTTGCTCAAGTATCCAATCGTAAGATTGGCAAAATAACCTTTGACGTGGTTACAACAGAAGACCATCAATCAGATTTATCCATTACAGAAAATCCGATTGAATCAGGTGCGGCAATTGCTGACCACGCTGTTATTCAGCCTAAACAAGTTACCATTAATGGTGTGATGGTTGATCACGACCATTCAACTTTTGGTTTAGACTTTCCGTTTATCGGGAATATTCGCGGTGGGATAGATTTTCTTAACAGTTTCCCTTTGCCAGTTAAGGTTATCACTCAAACATCGCAATCTATTGCGAGAGCAGGCAGAGTAATTAGCCAAGCTGCAGGGGAATATAATCAAGCGAAGCGCATCCTTAATCAAGTGCGAACCATTGCCCCTTTTTTGCCTGATTTTGGTCTAGGCGGATTGCTTGATAGTAGTGCAGGGGATAGCAGAGTGCAAAAATGCTATGCCGATTTTATCGCCTGTCAGAAATCGGGGGAAACCGTTGATATACAGACAGGCATTAACTTGTACAAAAATATGTTGATCCAATCTGTCGCCGTCAATCAATCGCAAGATGGCAGTGCGACATTTACGATAACGGCTCGTGAGATATTTATTGTTGAGACTCAAACGGCTCAATCTAAATCATCTGCATCGGGCAAAAGTAAAAGCGGTCGAGCAGCGGCTCAATCTGCAACAAAATCACAGCAAGGGGCTACTCAAACATTAGATAAAGAACCCAATAAGTCTTCATTTAATAACTTATCTGGATCTTTCTACCGAAAAGGAAAGGGACTTCTTAAATAACCTTATCACTTGGATTGAATATATGCGTCAAATACTTTTAACACAACATCCTTATCAGGAGCAAACTTTTGAATTTAACGGCATAAAAATCCGCTTAACCTTGCGATTTAATAGTATTGGACAATTCTGGGCAATGGATATATTTGAGCCAGTAAATCAAAAGCAGATTTGCCGAGGACAAGCACTTGCGTGTGGGGTGCCATTATTGGCTCGCAGTACGCAGCCTTATTTCTTCTACTTGGATGATGAAAGTGGTGCAGAATTAGATCCAATGAGTATAGAAGATTTGGGTACTCGTTGTTTTTTGTATATAGGCGAAAAATCATCTTAAAAATGACCGTACTTTAAAAACAAACCCCGAAGCGTTGCAAGCACTTCGGGGTTTTTCCATTCCACAGGCAGGAAAGGAGTAGATATATCTGTGGATAATTTTACATCTATTTTGATTTTAATTAAAGGGGTATTGCAAATGACATCAAAATTACAAGCGTGGCGATTTATTGCCATTTTAATTGCAGTGGTTTTATCTTTTGCAGTATGGCGTGCGCCTGAATTAATTACTGCAATTCGTTGGTGGTAAGTATGAAACAATTTGGCAGACGTTGGAAACTCGATATTAGCAATGACCAAGAAACGCTAAGCATTGAGCAATTGCGTGTTGCGTTTGAAATCGATAAGACGATTAATGAAAAACCTAATCCCGCCAAAATCCAAATTTGGAACTTAAATCGAGACCATATCAACCAATTATTAAGCCAAGACTACAAGAAAGTCGCCTTGTTGGTTGGTTATGACGAGTTACGCCAAATCTATGTAGGCGATATTACCAAAACAAGAATCCAACGAGATGGATTGGATTTTGTGCTTACGCTTGAGTGTTCAGACGGGTATAAAGCCTACACCCAGTCGAGAGCCAAAACAACATTAAAAGCAGGAGCGACAGACAAGCAGATTGTTGAAGAATTGCAAAAGACGATGCCTAAAGTGCAGAAGGGTGCCATTGACATTCCCAATCAACGCAAACTCCCTCGTGGCAGAGTATTAAACGGCAATAGTCGAGACATTCTCACTAAAATTGCACGTAATAATAAGGCTGATTGGTCTATCCAAGATGGTGCACTTATTTTTTTACCGAAAGATAAAGTGCTAAACGATGATGCTGTACTGATTTCCCAAGATACAGGAATGATTAATGCACCAGAACAAACCGATGAAGGATTAGAGCTCACTTGTTTACTCAACCCTGCATTACAAATTGGTGGGCTTGTGAAAGTTGAATCTATCATTGACTATTTCAATGGGGAGTACAAGATTGTAAAACTTGTGCATTCGGGCGATAACATCAGTGGGGATTGGCACAGTAAAATGACAGTTGTCGGTGGCAAGTTCCAAAAAGTGGAAAAAGAAAAGGGCAGTCAGATATCAAACAAATAAAGTAAGGATAAGAAAAAATGAATTACGCACAAATCTTAGCAACGCCAGAAACCGCAACCGACCATCAAATTCAACAAAATCAACTGAATTTACATACCGCACTCCCTGCAAAAGTCGTGAGTTTTGACCCAGCAAAACAAACTGTATCACTTGCCATACAGATAAAAATGCAGTTAGTTGATGGGAGTGGGGCAGATATACCGCCACTTCTTGATGTACCAGTGAGTTTTCCTCGTGGCGGGGGCTTTGCTGTGACATTCCCGCTTAAAGCAGACGATGAGGGCATAGCCATATTTTCCGAACGTTGTATTGACGGATGGTGGCAAAATGGCAGTGCATCAACCCCTTTAGATTTTAGGCTACATGATTTATCCGATGCAATGTTTATTCCTGGCATATGCTCTGTACCGAAAGCTATCAGTGGATTTTTTACCGAAGGGTTATCCATGCAAACCCTTGATGGCGGCACATACATCAGAGTCAAAAACGGCTCGATTTTGATCAAAGGGAATATCGAACATCAGGGCGATACCTCGCAAAAAGGTTCGCATAGCTCCACAGGCGTTATCTCGAGCGATACAGATGTAACAGCAGGTGGTATTTCAGGCAAATACCATAAACATACAGGCGACAGTGGCGGTAAAACAGGCGTTCCAGAATGAGAATAAGACGACTTAATAAAGAGCATGATTGGACATTTGGTCAAGGGTTTTCTAACTACGCAACAGAATCAGATGCCATTGCGCAAAATGTACAAACTCGCCTTTGGTCATTTACTAATGACTGGTTTTTAGACCTAGAACACGGATTGCCTTGGTTCGAACAAATGGGGCGAGGCGTAAATATGGCGGATTGGGAAATCAAAATAAAACGCTATGTGTTGGAAACTGAAGGCGTAAACAAAATAATTAATTACCAAGCTAATTTTGATGCAGATACACGCAAGCTGACCATATCGATTGATTACCAAGATATTTACGGACAGCAACAGACTGCAAATTATAACGCTTAAAATACAGTTGATTTTAACCGCACTTTTAATTCAGTGGCAAACACAATAATACGAGCAAACCACCGCGCTTATGAGCGGTTTTTTTATTGGAGAAAATATGGCAAAACTGATTGAAACAGGCATCCAAATTGAGCGATTAAACGAAATCGTGGCACGATTTGAAGATGGATTTAGACAAATCTATGGGCAAAATATCGACCTTTCTCCCAACTCGCCTGATGGGCAAATGGTGGGCTTGCTTGCTCAAATGAAAATGGATATTGAGGAATTAGCCGAGAATGTGTATCGACAGTTAGATCCTGATGTTGCGACAGGTGCGTGGCTCGATCAGCGCGTTGCTTATGCAGGATTAATAAGACGAGCCGCAAGTTATAGCTATTTACGCTCAGTGATTTTAACAGGGGAGCCATTAACTCATCTTTATGCGGGGATCGTAGTGTCTGACCCACATAAAGTGAGGTGGGTATTAACGGCAGATGTACAGTTAGATAATAATGGTTCCGCTCATGCAGACTTCCGAAGTGAAGAATTGGGGGCATTTAACTTAATAAAGAACACGAATTTGACCATTGAGACCGTTACGCTTGGGCTTACCTCGGCAACCACATTTGAAAATGCCGAAATTGGAGAGGAAGAAGAAACCGACTTGCAATTACGAGAACGTTTTTTCATCAGCAGAACCAAAAATGCACAAAACTCAGCCGATGCCATCCAATCAAAAATTGCCGCTTTGCCTGATGTTAGACAAGTTAAAGTGCTAGAAAATAACACTAAACAACGTGATAAATATGGTGTTGAGCCTAATTCGTTGAATGTTATTGTCGATGGCGGCGAAGATGAGCAAATTGCCCACGTTATTTATGAAAATAAAGGGGCAGGGGTCGGATTGCAAGGTACTACAGAAACAATTTTAACGGTAAATGGCGAGCGTAGAGCATTACGGTTCGACCGTGTAGTGCCAGTTGATGTACAAGTTTCTATACGTTGTGTCCGATATGAAGATTTTACCGAAGTAGATAAAGATGAAATTAAACGATTGTTATCCATTCAACGCTTTAAGATTGGGCAAAATCTTTCCCTTTCCCGACTTTATTCTCCCATTAATAAAGTGGGTGGTTTCTGGGTAAAAGAACTAAAAATTGGGCGCAAAGGGCAGTCTCTTAGTACGGAAAATATTACCGCACAACCACGTGAATTAACCCGAATTTTAGCAACGGATATAACCATTGAGGTGGAATAATGGGCTATTCTGATTTGTTGATTTGGCAATACCGATACAAGCCTAAAGCCGTCTCAACGATTAAGCTATTTGAAAACATTATCGGGCAAGGCTTTATCGATTTATATCGATTGCAAGATGTTTTAAATATTGAAACAGCAACAGGTCATCAGCTTGATTTAGTAGGTAAACACGTCGGGCAATTTCGGGTTATTAATGGCTATCAATTGCGTAAATTTTTCGGTTTCCGCAATTCACCTAATGCACTGGGATTTAGCAAAAAAAGGCTAAGCGGTGCGCAATGGTATCGGAAACGAGACCCACTGTCTGATTCTGTCAGATTATCTGATGAGGATTATCGGTTCCTGATTAAATGCAGAATCCTTAAAAACTACCAAATAGGCACGCTACCAAACTTGATTGAGGCGTGCCTATTTGTTTTTGGAGAAGGCTGCCACATTGTGGATAACTACGATATGACCGTCTCTATCTCTGTTCCAAGTGCTAGCACATCTGATTTTAAGAAATTCGCAATCAATCATTTAGATATATTGCCACGCCAAGCAGGTGTGCAATATCTTTTCAACTTAACATAAGAGGTCATATATGGCATTAGTAAATAAACCAGATGAAAGCATTTTTGCATCATCTGCAAAACGAGGAGAAGTTGATAATTTCCCCGACTTATTGCGTGGTTGGGGAATTACATTTGAACAAACTCAAGGCATCCCTCCTATGGAGTGGTTTAATTTCTTATTTAAACGCCTTGACGAAAAACATACCTATTTAATGCAACGAGGCTTGCCAGAGTGGTCAGCCACACAAGACTATACAAAAGGCTCTTGCGTCCAGTTTGATGGCGTAAGCTACCGAGCATTAAAAAAGAGTAAAAATAACCGCCCGAATGAATCAGGTTCGCAATACTGGGTACGTTGGGGATTTGCCTTAAATGAAATCGCTCAAGCAACGTTACAACAGTATGGGCTTGTGCAACTAAGCTCAGCCACTAACAGCAACAGCGAAACCGAAGCTGCAACATCAAAAGCCGTGAAAACCGCCTATGACAAAGCAGTAGAAGCCAAAACTACCGCAGAGAGCAAAGTAGGATTAAGGGGCAATGAATCGATTCAAGGTACCAAAAGTTTTGAATCTAAAATCATTGGGTTTCGTGGCATTGGGGTGGCTGATTCGCAAACTTATGCAAATGCTAATCACCTCTTAAATATGGGGGCAAATGATGGCGACGGTTGGATAGAGTATAAAAAAAGTAACCGAGTTATCGGCACCATTCGTATTCGGGCAAATGGGGAATTGTCATATAACAATCAAAAAATCTATCACGCTGGGGCAAAACCGCAATTTAATACGGATATTGAAGGCAAGCCTAATACACTTGCAGGCTATGGTATTGGGAATTTCAAAGTAGAACAAGGGCAGGGCGATGCTAATGGCTATAAAACCGATGGCAATTATTACTTAGCAAGCGGTCAAAATCTACCCGAAAATGGGGAATGGCATATTGAAGTAGTTAGCGGTGGGGCAACAAATGCGGTGCGTCAAATTGCACGTAAAGCGAATGACAACAAAATCAAAACACGCTTTTTTAATGGCTCAAATTGGTCAGAATGGAAAGATGCAGGCGGCGACGGCGTGCCTATTGGTGCCGTAGTGTCATTTCCACGCGCAGTAACCAATCCCGTTGGTTTTTTACGTGCTGATGGTTCGACGTTCAGCCAACAAACCTTCCCTGATTTATACCGCACTTTGGGCGACAGCAACCAACTTCCTGATTTAACTCGTAGCGATGTGGGGATGACGGCTTATTTTGCCGTGGATAATATCCCTTCTGGGTGGATTGCCTTTGATAGCATTCGCTCAACAGTCACACAGCAAAATTACCCAGAGTTATATCGTCACTTAGTCGGTAAATATGGCTCCATTGAACGCGTGCCTAAAGCCGCAGATAGATTTTTGCGTAATGCGGGGAATGGCTTGTCTGTGGGACAAATACAAGAGGATGAGTTAAAACGACATGTGCATAGAGTACCGATAGACTACGATTCTTGGTTTAATCACTCAAGTCAAGGACGGAATAATTCGTATTTTGATTATACAACATTTGCTCAGTCTTCAGATTTGTGGAGCACCCTTGGTTATGACAATGCAGATGGCGATAATGGCTTTGTGTCCCCAAAAGACACCTCTCAAATGGCAACAGGTGGCGATGAAACTCGCCCCAAATCATTAATCCTCAAATTATGCATCAAAGCCATTAATAGTTTTGATGACGTTCAATTTTGGGTTAAAGCATTCGGTGTTGTTGAAAATGTTGGGGCTTTAGATGCGGGTACACTTGCACAAAATATGCAAGCGTTATCTGCGAGGGTTGACCAAGAAATAGAAGAAAATAAACAATATACTTTACGAGAAATAAACAATGCAAAAGCTGATATAAATCAGCAATTTTTGCAGGCGAAAGAGAGTTTATCTCAAATTAGTACATTAAAAACAGTGTGGCAAGGTAACGTGAATTCTGGGCGAATTACTATATCAGAGAAATGCTTCGGTAAAACGTTAATTTTATATCTTCAATCGTCCGAAAGTCACAGGCTTAATGATAATAACGATATTGAACTCGTCAGTTTTGAAGTGGGTGCAGAAATTGAAGGTAAAACAGGAGGCGGAGTTCGTTGGCTTGATGTTCGTGAAGTAAATGCACGCAGCAATGGTGGTAGACCTATTTATTATGTAGAAGTCAAGAGATTCGATGTGATTGTTGATGGAAACGGTACAACAATAGAGATTGAAGATCTCGCAGGTCGTTTTGTAAAACGTATTGATATCCGATAAAGGAGCGTTAA